TAAGAGGTGATAGATCGTTTCCGTAGTTGTTAGTAGCTTCTATATCATCCGGATACTCTGAAGGCCATATACGACTGTTGTAGCCTCTCTCTCGCAGTTTGTTATATATACTGTCCTCGCATTGAGGAGTACCAAGAAAGATGATACGAGAGGTGTCTAGTGGTTTAATGATAGCGTCGAACTCCTTTACTTGTTCGTCTAGCTTATCTCTCATACCTTGAGTAGCACTGTTGTTAGCTACCTCTACGTCGTCAGCTACTATGATGTCTGCACGGCTACCTGTGAGCTGTGATGATATACCAAGGGACTTAACAGAGGGTGCGTGAGAGGCTGGAGCTGGTCCTACATCAAAAGCTATCTTACTAAATCGTTGGTTCTCTGATGGTTTTAATCCTTGTAGTATAGGAATCTCTTGAATAATACGAAGTGTAAATGTAGAGAAGTCATCTGATCTATTCTTACTAGCTGATACAACAAGTATGTTTTTAGATGGATTAAGCAGTAGCTGATGCACTACAAAGGCAGATGTTATCCAACTCTTACCTACGCCCCGAAACGCCATGATAACAGACCGCTTAGGTCCGTGTTGCAGGTACTCCGCTATATCGTATTGAAGCGGTGTGGGGTCAGGGAGGTTTAGATGCTTCCAAACTAAGAATACAAAGTTTCTAAAGTCCTTGAGCTTGGGTGGTATCTCGATGTTGTTCTTCTTCTTCAAATGGTAACGCTTTTAATTGATGGTCTAATGCTTCCAAAGGCGTACCTACACCGCTGTCCATAGTAACATTGTTATCTTTGAGAAACTGACGAGCACCGTTTAGTAAAGCAGCGTTGTACTCCCCTTGTTCGTCCATGAGGTCTATACTGTTCCTGTATGCGTCTGCTATCTTGTCGTGCAGTTTACTTCCCTCTTTATGGCTAAGCATGGTGTTATATTAAGTAATCTTGTTATCTTTGTAAATAAAAAGAGACGGCTCCGAAGAACCGCCCCTTAATATTTTGATATGAGTAAACTTATCTTTTATCTATCTCTCGGTATTTCTTCACTGTGGTCACCTAGTCCGTTCATATTATTGAGGATTCTAGTTACCCATGTATGTAAAAGAGTGGATGTGCTGACACCGAGTTTATTAGCGATGCCAGCAACATCCTTCTTTTGTGACCGCTTGAGACGAAAAGATACAGATGACATATCACCTTTTTTCTCTTTCGTACTCATTAGGTATTATTAATTTAATTAGGCCATTGCAGCTGTAAAGTCAGCCAATGAACCAAGATTGTTACCGTCACCAAGAACAACGTCGTTAGCTTTAACGTCGATCAAGGAAGCACTTCCGTCGTCCCCACTGATGTCAGTAGAAGCGGAAGTAGCGGATGTTTTATAGAACGCAAACTTATCGATGCCTTCGTCGTATACAGCAGCGATGTTTCCACCGTCACCAGTACCACGCTCAATGATAAGACCAGCGTCGTTTGAGTTGTTAGTTGAACCAGCAGCTCCGTCATTGATCAAAAGAATAGAGTCTTTGATCTCGGAGTTAGTGGTTTGAACGGAAGTAGTCGTGCCGTTAACAGTTAAGTTACCGCTAAGTACAAGGTTGGTTCCACTTACATCTCCGGTAAAGGAAGCTCCGCTAAGATTAGCTTTGGCAGCGTCTAAAGCCGATTCAGCAGCACGAGCAGTTGAAGCTTCGGAGTCAATGTTCGACTGAAGGGTCGTGTCAGCAGATGCTCTAGCAGTAGCTTCACCACTAACAGCAGCGACACGTGCAGTTTCTTCAGCGTCGATATTTCCTTGTAAGGTTGTATCAGCAGCAGTTCTAGCAGTTTCCTCGTCATCAATGTTAGTTTGAAGAGTAGAGTCAGCAGCTTGACGAGCAGTCTCTTCAGAATCAATGTTACTTTGGAGGGTGCTGTCAGCGGAGGCTCTTGTGGAAGCTTCACTTGTGATGTTGCTTTGAAGGGTAGCATCGGCGGAAGCACGAGCTGTTTCTTCAGCATCAATCTCAGCTTGTAAAGCGGAATCAGCAGATGCACGTGAACTAGCTTCAGAAGCGATAGCGTCGGCATTAGTTTTGATTTGTCCGTCAAGAGCTTCGTCAGCACCAACCAACGAACTTACCGAAGTAATGTAGTTAGTGGAGGAGTTAGCGGAGTACGAACCACCAGCACCAAGACCAGCACCACTTTGAGTAGCGTCCAGTTCAGACTGAATAGCGGAGTCAGCTGAAGCTCTGCTGCTTGCTTCCGTGTCAATATTACCTTGTAAGGTAGAGTCAGCGGATGCACGGCTTGAAGCCTCGCTGTCGATGTTAGATTGCAAAGTAGTATCAGCACTTGCACGACTGGAGGCTTCAGAATTGATGTTCGTCTGAAGTGTAGCCTCAGCAGCCAACGCCCGTGTTTCTTCTGCTGCAATAGCACTTTTGGTCGATTGACCGATTTGATAGAATATGGATGATGTATCTGGCATATTATTAGTATTTAGTTAGTTAGTGATTATAATAAATCAAGATGTTAAGCAGTACCGTCTGAAACAAGCTCTATCCACTCAGAACCTGACCATATGATAACTTTATTAGTATCCGTCTCGTAGTACACTTTACCAGCGGTTGGTGAAGATGGACGGGTTGAAGCTGTGATTGTGTCTAGTTTAGCCATTATTTATTCCCCTTCAACTACTTGTGTCCACGATTCATCAGCTAGTACAGTAAGCATAGCTGAGTGGCTGATTGTATCTTTTCCGTATAAACAGCGTGGTTTTGGTCCTTCGTATTTAACAAAGGTCTTATCTCCTGCTACATTATATCTTAGTGTATTAACAGACGCTTCAAGCACTTCATCAAAGTTAACAGTGCTTACTTCGTCCTTGTTTAGAATTACATATTGTCTAGTGCTCATAATTATTAAGAAGGTACATCAGTTGAAAAAGAAGCTCCGTTAGTAAGAGTTCCGTTGTTCCCGCCACTCCCTTGATCTGTTATTGTCGTGCCTGATCCTGAGTTGTCGTCTCCCATTCTCCACCATAAGTTCGGACTATAAGAAGAAAGACTAGAAGGTACACCGCTTCCGTAGATAGAACTAACATCCGAACTACTTAAAGTAGAACTAAAGAATGCAAATTCATCTACAAGACCCGCAAAAGAAGAACCCAAACTTCCAGCCCTCAAAGCTGTTTGGAAATACCAATCGTCATTGTCTGTGTAAGTGCTTGCTGCGGATTGTCCGTTAACATATAACTTTAATGTAGTTCCGTCTCCAGTGATAGCGATGTTGTACCAAGAACCATTTGTGAGTGATACAGGTGAAACCATGCGTTGATAAGTTCTGCCTGATCCTCCGCCTTGACCTGATGGCCACATTCTTATTGAAACTGCGGACGAGTCGAAATACAAAGCATATAAATTTGTACCGTAACCCCAAAGATAGTGATAAGAGCCTGACGTAGGTTTAACCCACGCCGAGAAACTTTTGTTCCCAGATATAGAATAACTAGAAGAACTTATACTTACATAGTCATTAGTACCGTCAAAGCTTGCACTATATCCGTTAGGGAACCCAACAGTAGCTTCATTAGCAAATGTCCTCCAAGAACCGTTATCGTAGACAACCACAGAACCTTCGTCTGTACTTCCTTCTGCTTTTAAATATAACTCACCATTTACAGCAAGTCCGTTTGTTACTAGCTGAGATTGTTGAGCATCTGTAATTATTGTTATATCACTCATATCTTATTAACTGTTGTTAAATATTTGCCAATCACTGCCGTCAAAAACGTAAAGCTTCGTAGAGTCGCTTCCGTACATAATTGTACCTACGTCGTCGTTAGAGCGAGCCGTTATGTTAGCTGCTGTGTCTACTGAAGGAGAAACGGTATCTTGAGGAAACCCAAGTACAGACTTTAAAAAGTCCGAAACTGCGTCCGATTTATCTACCTTTTCATCCAGCTTAGACTTAACAGTTGTTCCTATTTGTTGAAGTATGTTAGCCATCGTTTATAATTATTATGTTAGTGGTTATTGATTGTCAAAATTATTGAGCGTGTTGCCAACCAGAATCTGTAAATACATATAATTTATTAGTGTCTGTAGCAAAAGCTATAGTTCCTAACTCATCATTTGTCCTTGATTGTATATTATTTTCGGTGTCTAAAATTGCCTTACTTGTACTCGTAAGAGATATTAGTAAATTTCTAACACTTTGTCCCATTTGATACCATACGCTCATATCTTTTTTTGCTTAATTGGTTAAATCCAAACCTTGTTATTAGATCACGGATCACCTGTCAAGCCTTCAAGAAACTCTTCATGGTCGCCTACCTCTTCTTCACGTGCATCAAGGAAGTAAGGAAGTTCGTTCCAAGCTGTTGTACCGTCTCCTATCTTAATACGGTTACGGTCAGTATCTAACTCAATAGCTACTTCACCTTCTAAAAGCACAGGATTCTCATTCCGCCATTCGGTGTAAGTACCTCGTCTTAGTTGTATTCGTTTTGTAAAACTAGGCATCTGGTTGTCCTCCGTCAAATATATCGGTGTCTTCTAATACAGCACCACCTCCGTCAATAGTAACAAAAAATGGATCACTTTCTAAAGATGTCACCTTGGTTTGTAAATTATCAGCTTTCTCTTTGTTCTCAGAAGCTACAGCAGATGATACAGCAGCAACTGTACGTTGTTGGAACGATAAGGGATTAGGACGTACTACAGGTCTTCTAGTGGGTGATCTACGCATGTCAGCACTTCCATCTACGTAACGCCAAAGCCTTGCGAGTAGGACGACCTTTACTGTCTTTCATCGGTCCCTTATTACCTTCCATCCTTGCACAGAAAGAACGCTTTCTAGCACCGCCTTCTGGTTGAGGTCTTTTAAGATTAGAGCCAGTAAGTTTGTTAATACGCTTTCTTCCTGATTCGCTCAGGCCCCCTTTAGGTGACTTATCAGAGGCTCTCAAAGATACTGTCCGGCGTCTAGCCATTACTTCTTCTTCTTAGGAAACCCACGCTTCATGTTAGCGTAAGCCTTTGGTGTAATCGTTGACTTCTTCTTACTACGGCTAATACCGAGGTTCTTTCTTCTGTTAATGTTTGCGTATAATCCTTTTGACATTTTTATTTCCTCACTAATATTTCCATCATACGGTCGAGCTTGTTATGCATTTCCTGTATTGCCGTCTCAACCTTTCCAATTCTATTCTCTACAGCTATATCTCTTTCCTTCTGTGCAGCTAACTCCACCTCTATCTTAGTCATTCTTTTCTCACCGAGGTCAAGACGTTCAATAACACGTTTGATAATCCAACCGATCACGCCGAGACCGACGACAAGGATGGTGTTAAGAAGACTGGAGAGGGAGTCGATCATCTATGTTATGTTTTAATAATGTAGTTAAGGATGATGGTGGGCTGGACATTGTTGTGTGCTTGTCCTCCGCCTGTAGCATTAGTCGTACCACCTGAACTAGCGTAATCATCAGTACCCGCTGTATCTCCAGCTAACGACTTTAAGCCACCTCCATCGAAAGTGTGACTATGACTAGGCATCTCAGCGGTTGAAAGGGTGTGTTCCTTCGCTCCGCCTGTATCTGATAAAGCGTCAGTACCGCTAAGTAAACTACCACCCAATCCTGCAACTACACGCCCACGAAGGTCAGGAAGATTGAATGTAGTAGAGCCGTCACCAACACCGTAAGTTGTACCAATAACAGCAAACAAAGCAGCTTGAGTTGTCCTGTTCACTGCCGACCCATCACACAAAGCGT